AGACTATAATCTTAAATATAGTAAGTTTTAATACTAAAATACAAGTCCTATAACTTGTTTTAATTAAATAAAAGTATTTTTCGTTTTCACAACCGAATTATTAGATATTTACCGATAGATTTATAATTATCAAATAAACAAAGAAAGTGGAAGATTAACTTAATAATCCTCCACTTTTAATTTTCACTACCAACTTGATAATTAGTTTGGTTATTACTATTATACTTATTACTCCTGTTATCACCAATAGTAAAATAATCCATTTTGGAACATATTTTTCAGGTGGTAGTGTAATTGTTCGCTCTATATAAGAAGTATCATTAGATGCCAAATAAACAGTATCTATTGAACTCTTATCTATATATCTTATATGCCATTTATCTTTTGTTATATAAATTGTATCATTTTTTGTATATCTGTCAATAAAAATACTATCCTTTAGAAATATACTATCCTTACTATATTTGGTAATATAACAGGTATCAATTTTAGACTTATATACATCACTTGTTACTTGTACAGTTCGACAAGACATAAATGATATAACCAATAATAACAATAGCAATAATTGTCTCCATTTTTTCATTCTAATATTAGAAATTGATTCTTCAGGTTATTCTTATCATAACTAATATGTATCCAACTGGGAATTCCTTCTTTATTTGGATATTCACTTATTAATTGGGTATAGTTCAATTTTCCTTCACCACGTAATCTTAATATTGTCTCAAGAAGTGCTTTATTGTCATTTTCAGAACATATAATATCTGCTGCCATACCTTTCATATGGTGACTTGTTTTGCTTCCTTTGACAAGAGAATTTAGTTTTTGGCATCTATATCCACTTCTTACAATTATAGGTTTACCATATTCTTCTCTTATAACATCTAAACATTCTTCAATTAAAGTTGTCATATTATCAACATCATAAGTGGTTGGAAAATTCAATATTTCGTGTGACTTTGCAACATCACTTTTTATCATTTCGCTTATTGTAAAGTGCTTCATAATTACTCATTTTTATTTACTTCAATTGTAGTATTTCCTTTGCTCATTTTAACAGTTTTACCCTTAAAGATACATTCAAATCCTAGTCCTATAGAAGCAAAACCTTGAACTTCGCCTAATGCTGCCAGTACGCTATTATCAATTACTCCTAAAGGTGGTAGTACAAATGATGATATTAAAAACGCTACACCAATAAATAATAATATCCAAAAGCATATTCTTGCAATTAATGGTGAGTTTAACCAATATTCTTTAATGTCTTTCATTTTATCATAGTTATTAAATTAAAAAAGGTAGGTTAGAAATACTAACACTTCCAACCTACCAACCTTATATATTTGTTTTTAACTGAATTTTTCTATGTACAATATTAATAGTCAGATATAATAATTTTGTACATATATATAATGTTAAACTAACAAATTTTGTTTACAAAATGTTTTATTTCTTTGCACCTATACGCAATCTGTATTTACTTATAATTTTTTGTAATGACATATTCCATTCACCCAATCTATAACCATTGTAATCTTCTAATGATATGTTATATTTTTCAAATTTCTCATAAGGAATAACCTCACGGTTCTTTTCAAATTTCATATCTTTAATAGGGTAGAAATTATTTATTTCAGTTGAAGTTAAAATATGATTTGCATATATATTAAAGTGTACATTTGTCAATATGTTGTAGTATTTCACATTGTCAACTATTTTTTCAATTGAAACAACTTTAGTAATTCCATTTTCAGTATAAACATTGTGTCCAATGCAATCTACTGCGTGATTGAATTTCTGTTCATCTACATCAAACATACAGTGATATTTTTTATCAGAACCAACTAATTTTATTTCATTACCATCTTCAAGTTTCACTAAAACATATTCTTTAGCATTACACTCTTTCATTATCCAAATTGGTTTTGCTGAATCATCTTTACCATCATCAAAGTTCCATACCTTCAAAATATCTTCATAAGTTATATCTTCAATTGCTTTTGTAGTACCATCTGAAAGAGTGATTAATGTACCAGCAGCAAAACAGAAATCATAACCAACTATTTTAAATATATCAATATCAGGGTTGTCATCTTCATTATAATATGATAAGTCAACTGTAAATGATAAACCTTGTGCAGAATCAGAATACATATCATCCTGATAACCATTAACAAATATTGTACCTAATAATTGATAGTTGCAGTCAGAATTGAAATAATCTGAATCTCTATCATAAAAATCGTATGCTATTGGTACTTTTAATCCATAATTATGAGAATATGATACTACTGAAACTGTTACAATTGGGTTTGAATATTCTATATCAATGCTAATATCTGAATCTTCTAAATTAAATGTATCACTATAATATCCTTTATCGGTTGTTATAGATATAATTGTGTCCATATTATATTGTGAATAGTCACTTTTATAAAAATATAATGATGCACTTTTTGTAGCACCGCCACTACCTGAAATACGTTCAGGATAAATATATCCATCCGCATCTAATAATGGGTAATCAAATACTTGAAATGTACCTTCTTCATTGTTTGTACCTGTACCTAATTGTATGCTTTTGTATTCATTAGTTACTGCACTTGCGCCAATTGCAATACATTCATCACTATTATATGCTTTTGCCATTTCACCAATAGCAATACCTTTATATCCTACTTGTGTTTTGTCCCCAATAGCGATTGCATAATCACTATCTGCATCAGCATCATAACCAATTGCTATACCACTTGCTTCCGACTCAGCATCATAACCAATTGCAATTGCATAATCACCATCTGCATCAGCATCATAACCAATTGATATACCTTTTTCACCCCAAGAACCAGCATCACAACCAATAACCACACTTCCACTTCCACTTTCACTGTCAACATAAGCAGCATTACCTATTGCTACTGCATCACCTACATTTGCATCAACTCCACTACCAATTGCAACACCATTGTCACCAGCATTAGCACTACTACCTATAGCAATTCCATATTCAACATTACTTTTAGCATTTTCTCCAATAACAACTGTATTACTTCCACTTGTTGTAGCACTTGCACCTATAATAATACAACTATTACAACTGTTATCATCAGCATTTTTACCTATAACAATACTATTTACTTCACCAGCATTAGCACCCATACCTATTGCTATACTATAACCATTGTTAGCGTAAGCATTATGTCCTAATACAATACTTCTATCATTGTATGCTTTTGAACCACTACCTATAACAATAGAATTACTATCCTGTGTTTCTGAACTACAACCAATTATTATATTATTATTATTGTCATTATCATATGTATTTCTGCCTATAACAATACAATTATCACCACCACTATGTGCCTTATAACCTATTGCAACACCATTACTTACATTAGCATCATTACCAATTGCTATACCATTATCACTATAAACAGATGCATAAGCACCAACTGATGTTGTACCACTTACACTATCACACATAGTGCTATAACCTAATGCAACATTATAATTACCAGTTACATCTACATCATTTCCTAATACAACATTTTCTGTATTATCGTCTTTCCAAATCCAATCACCTTTAACAGCAGAAATTGTATTATTTGCAATTGTTATACCAGTACCTGCTGAATAACTACCTCCACCGCCTTGTATAGTAATATTACCGCTACCTAATAAAGATTGATTGTTTATTGTTCTAATGTTTGTACCGCTTACCAAACTATCTTGTTTTGTGCTATCGTGATAAGATGAGGTTATAAATCCACTATCATTTGTTAAATCAGAAGTTTTTGTTGGTATGGTAGGTTTATTAGTTAAATCATTATAATTTCCACTGAAATTCTTTTTTCCATCATATTCAACCAAACCATCATTTGTATCATAATAGAATATTTTATGTTCAGGGTGCATTTCAATTTGATATGCAGAATAAGTATGTCCTAAATAGATATAATATTTTGAGTCCACAGAAGTTGGTAAATCTTGTGCCAAACCAAGTAACTTAAATGTACCATCACTATTCTTTTCACATTGCAAATATACATCTTTATTAGCAGTCAACATTGTCGTACCACCATTAAATGTATATCTCATATCAAATGTCATTTGTTGGTATATAACACTTGCACTAACAGATTCACCTTGTGCATAAGCATTGGCAGTAGAAGTTGACAAATATAATATTTGTCCAAATGGATTAAATGATTGACAGTAATTATGTCCACTTGTTGCTGAACCATCAGATAATGGTGTAATTCCAGTTCCATTAGAATCAGTTACACAAACCTTATATCTCTTTATATCTTCACTTGCAATATAAGTACCACTATTATGTTTTAATTGAAATGTATTAGTTGTATCATAATCTTCCATTTGCCATACACCTGTAATAGTTTCACTACCACTACCCTTATAAGCAGTACCTGTTTGTGTAGCATTATAGGTTAATGTCATTGTACCATTTACACCATAACGTGTACCAATACCAGTATTTACATTATAAACAACTGGATGATACTCATTATTAACTTTAATACAAGTACCATAAGATGAATTTCCTGCAACTGGAATACGGACTTTAATTGTCATACCATCTACAGGTACAAATTGTTCTTCATCATCTACTATCCATTGAGAACAGAAGTATGGAGAAGATGTTTTTGCAGCAATGCCAGTTGGTTTATAGAATTTTATTCTGTCAGATTCAACACCATCAATTCTATTTGACAAAGTATTATCAGCATTTGTACGTGCGGTTACTTCATTTGAAATAGCAGTAGTGTTTGCTGTAACTTGTGCAGTTAATACTGTATCATCATAAATAGTATCAGTAGCAGAAATTGTACCATCATCATTAAATTGTACATTACTTCCCGCTGTGTACATTTTTTGTGAACCATCATTTGCTACACCATATACTTTTTTGCCACTTGAATAAACCTTATCTAATTTATCTGTTTCAAGTGCAGTTATATCTTCATCATAACTATCATATTGTGCAACCTTTGTTGAATTTATACCACTATCTATTGCTGCTTGTTGTCTTTCAGTAAATGCGCTACCAACACGATATTGAGGTTTCCAACCATTTTTACCAACTGATGCCCAATCACCAATATACATAAATCTCCACATTCCAGTATTACCACTTGCATAATCAGTAGCATCTTGTACAACCATATAGTCATTATTGGTTGGCATTCTAGTTCCACGATAATCTTCTGTATAACCTGTTACATCAGTTGGTACATTTACCCAATTTGTAAAGTTTCCTCTAAAATTAGCAGCATTAGTTGCAACAGTTGAATTAACAAATGCTTTGTCAGCGGCAGTATTTGAAGTTGTACAATCACCTAATTTTGAATTTATGGTATTTATTTTACCTTGTTGCCCACCAAATAAATTAGCAGTACGTTGCAATGATTCTTCAATTGAATAAGTTGTACCACTTACAAAATTTGTAGTAGTAGGTACAATTTGCCCACAAGTAAAATCATCTAAATCTTTAATTTTACCATTTACCCATTTAGTAGTTGCAAGTTGGTTATCATTACTATTTGCAGGAACATCTGTTACTAACTTTGCACTACCATCTGTACCAATAGTTAATCTGTTATTATAGTTTGTTCTAATTTGTAATGGGTGATTGGATTGTGTGCCAAATAAACCTACTGCACTGCCTGATTCCAATACACAAGTGCTACCACCTGTACGTTTTAATTGAAAATTAGTATCACCAGCGGTAGATTCTAATTCAAGTATAGCACCTGCATTTGAACGTGTTATTTTTGCACCATTTGAAAATGTTTTGAAACCAGTTACAGTTTCATTACCTGCTTTATGTACAACTGCATCATCAAGTGTTGATATAGCAGAAGTTCTTTCTTCAACTTCATCTTCAATTGCTTGTGTATTATCGGCAATCAATTCACGTACATCACTATCATCATAAATAGTATCAGTAGCACTAATTGTAGTACCACTTATTTGAATATTAGCACCAGCAGTTAAAATATCTTGTTTTGTGTTAATTTGTGCTTGAAGTGATGCATCTGCTTGTGTTCTTGCACTTGTTTCAACTGCTATTTCATCAGCAACATATTCAACCAAATCTTCTTGTTCAGTAATATCACCAGTTATTGTACCCCATTGTGGTATTACATTAACTATTGCTCTATCATAACCAATAACATCATATATACCATTCTCTGTAATAGTCAATTCTATATCATAATAAGTTGAATCAGAGCATACAATATCATTTTGAAATTGAACCGATGCTGTCATATAAGCACCTGCACATAAATCAGTAAATTTTTCTTCAAAGAATGTATAATTGATATTATTGAACTTTATACTATAGTCAATCTCCTCTATTCTCTTTGATATTTGCTTTAGAATAGTTACTGCTTCACTTTGTATAGTAAATTTATTGGTATTATTATCCATTAACCTATCTACATAGAATAATGTTAAATTTAATGTATTAACATCTTCTGTTTGCTCTGTTGCTGATTGTACAGTTAATACAACATTTGGATATTTATGTACACCACTATTTAAATGCTCATAAATATCACCAATAGTATATTCGTGTACCAAAGGGTGTTGTTCACTTGCAACCTGTATTGTTTTAAATATCTTATATATATTTGCCATATTTTTGTTTGTTTGTTTTTCTTTGTTAAAAATAATTCCTTAAATGACATTATTTAAATTTATAGTTGAATCTATCCCTTCGTCTGTTAGGTATATCTCCAAGATAAATATCACATAACTGAGCATCCTCGCTAAATTGATAGTTTTCAGACTTCAAAAATTCAGGGTAATCGTTACTATTTTTCAATAAGAAATTACTTAATTTTTGTGCATAACTACCTGCATATCTATCATATTGTGCTTTAAGAGATTTACTATCTGCATAACTTAATCTTGATTTCTTATCATCTTGATTTTCTATTACCCCACTATTTGTCATTTTATAGTTGATAGCAGTTTGAACGTTACTCATAACCTGCCAACACATATAAGGTGTAACATATTCGTCCAGTAATGTTTTATATTTAGCATTAGCAGCATCAGATATTGTGTTGTTTGATACCAATTCTTGAAGTTTTTTATTTAACACCGTACCTAATATAGTATCTAAATCAACATCTTGAGTTGCTTGCATAGCAGGTAGCAAATATTTCCCATCAACATTATCATTGATAAGAGTATATTTCTTAATTGTTTCTTCACTTATTAATAATACTTTTGCCATACTTATTCACCCTTCCATTCTATTTTAAATGGCATAAATTCCACATCTACACCTAACTTATTCATTGCCTTAATAATATCATTCTTCATTGGTGTAATCATTGTCTTATCGTACAGTTTATATGCATTTTCAAATTCTTCACTTGCAAAACCAGTTTGGATATTAACACCAACTAACATTTTATTCATTCTAAATGCAACGTACACATCTTCTACACTACTTTCACTTAATGTTTTATACAAGTCACCAAAATTATCAGCATCTAATTTTTGTATTGTAGTTTCGTGCTCTTTATCACCACCGTTTACAAGTAAGAATTTACCAGCATTTTCAGTACCACAATATCCAATTTCAAGTTTCTCTTTAATTTCTTCTAATTCACGTGTTTTAAGAGTACCATTATTTAAGTTGATAATAGTTCTTGCACTAAAACCATTTTCCAAATTGCGTAAGTGAAAATTACGTGTATTATTAAGTATCTCAATTGATTTAAGTGAACTAATATAACAAGGAATTGGGTTTATACCTCTTGTAATATGTCCACGATAGTAGTATATAAAATGAGGTTGTTGCTCGTCTTTATCATATAATGGTAATTCTATCATTTTTGTAGATGTCCATTCACCCCATTTACTTGAAATATAAGCAGTAGTTAAGTCTTCATTAACTCTTATATTCATTACATTTTGGTAATTTAGTCTAACTATCTCACCTTTAGCATTCCTTATTCCTTCTAATGCAAACCCACCAAATAAGATGTAATCAAGAATACATTTCTTAATTACCTCATCAAGTGTTTCATCCTCATCACTTTCAAATAGGAAATTAGTTTTTATTCCTTCCCCTACTATATAATCTAATATAGTATTTACAATTGCTTGAAGGTTACTACACTTAAGATAATTATCCCATAAATAATTTGGAAGTTTATTATCTTCACCCCACCTTACATACTTATTACCACTTACTTTCTTGTCAATAATATCAGGTACTACAATTCCTGAGGGTGTTGTAATGGTAAATTTTAATTCTTGTTGTTCTTTATCCATACCTATTATCCTTTATATTGTATAATTGTATCATCGTGTGTATAATTAGTTACAGTAGGTATGTAATCACCAAATTGTAATATACCTTCTTCTATAACATTATCACCACTACTTATTAATTTATAATCATATTGTCCATTCTCAATATTTGCCAAACTTGAATTTATGGTTACATTCCAATATGTTCCTTTCCATTCGGTTACAATATCAGTTAACTCAATAACATTATGGGTTATCTGATGTTCAAGTTTGATTTTAGATATACCTGTTGAATCAACCACAGGAATATTAATTTCATTAGTATTTTTGTCTAAATAAATCATATTTTTATGTATTTTATAGTTATTTTCATAAATATAATGTTAAAATTGGTTCAAATGTATATAAAAAAAGCGGACATTAGTGTTACCTAATGCCCACTCAGTGTGAAAAAATCTTACTTATGCTAAAAGTGCATCAACATTAACAGTTGAACTTATAAAATGTGGTAATTCTTTTGCCACATCACTTAACACCATTGTAAAACCATTTAAATCACCCATTGCCGTACCTGATACCATTGTGGCATTAGTAACTTCTACAGGGTAATCAATACCTAAATATATTCTTTCTCCTTCGCTATCCTCTATAATAACTACTGCATTTGCATTTATAGCACTTTGTAATGCTAATCTTTTTGCTGCTTCTGCCTTAGAGAATTGTAATGTAACTTCGGTTTTAGCAAATGCATTACCAATTGTTACATCTTTCTCGATTGTAGAAGTATAAGAACCTGTCTCACGTCTAAAACGATATTCAACAAATTTCTTACTTGTTTGCATAGCAATAGCAGTAATTTCACCAGTAGTGTTATCAACAGTTATTCCGCTAACATCATCGTGGTTAGCAATTAAAACTCTCTTGATTCCGCCCATTGATTTATCACATCTAGCATCAATTGAAGTTAATGTTACTGTACTACACGCCATATTATTATATTTGTTTTATTTGTTAAATTATTATTTTAAAGATTGGGGATATTTCACCCCAATCACTTAATCTTTTAGATGTATTACTGTGGTTTTGCTTCTACCAACATATCAGGGAAAGCAACCTGAACACCTGCTGTAAATTCAATTGCTAATCTGAATTCACGGTTATCTTGTGAATACCATAACTCCAATTTTTCCTCATCACCTTCCATATCTGTACCATAGTTGAAGTTATCTTTATATGATGCAAAATACTTACCAGTAGCATCCAAACCACCTACAGGGATAACTCTTACATTAGTACCTGGAACTAAGATTGATTCAGGCATTCTTGCATCTTCAGCACCTGCCATAGTGGTAAATACGATATTTTTGTTATCAACAAGTTCTTGAACATATGCACGATACTTGTCTGAACCCATATAAATAACTACTTCACCTTTGCTATAAGCAGCAGATGGGATTTTAGCATAAATAGATTTTACAATTGAAGCAACAGTAGCACTTGAAGCGTATGTAATTGTGTTAGCAGTTGAAATTGCTGCTTCTGCAATCTTAATCATACCATCAAATTTGCTCAAGTTACCATCAGCAGAAGTTGTATCACCTTGCCAAATTGCTTTTTCTAATGCTGCCTGAACACCTTCAATTACACCTGCCATAAAGTCTTCCTCAAAAGGTAATACTTTTTGTCCAGCAGCAACACGAACCTCATAATTAGTCCATTTCTTTAACAATGCCTTATCACAGAAAGACATATTTACTTTAGGATAACCAACTTTAATTGTTCTTTGACTCAATGCAGAACTACCTGCTTCATTCCATCCACAAGAACTACCATCACCAAATGCAATAGTGGTATTCAATAAATTTAAGGCAGTTTCGCCTTTACATCCTGTCTGAAGTGTAAATTCTTTAGCACTTCTTGCTCCTAACACAGCATTTCTCAAAAGTGGTAATCTGTGTTCTTCTACGTAATCGTTTAAACTTTGTACGTTAATTGCCATAATAATTAATTTCTTTGTTTGTTAGTGTTTATTCAAAATATTTAAGTGCTTTTATTTCCTTATCGGCACCCATTTTTTCAATCCTGTTCATCTTAACAGGTTCTTCTACAGGTTTGTTTACCTGTTCTTCCAGTTGTTTGATTTTAGCATTAAGTTCTTCAATTATTGCATCTCTATCTGCAAGTAATCCTTCAAGTTCCTCAATCTTCAAATCTTTTTCATCCTTTTCAGGTTCAGGTTGTTCTTCTTTAGGTTGTTCCTCTTCCATTTCACAAGGTTTCTTCATCTCTTCTTCTTTTGGTTCTTGTGTTTCGTCTTCTTTTGGTTCAGATTCAACTTCTAAGATTTCATCAACTTTACCTTCTTTAACAATCATTCTTTTATCTTCCCAAGCATACTCACCATCTTCAGCAGGTTTCATTTCTCCTTCAATTTCTACAAATACTTCAGTACCTGCTTGAAGTTCACCATCATAAACTAATTCTGCTTTGTCAGTCTTAATACTTGCAAACGATAAAATTATTTTTGCTAATTTCATTAACTTGATTTTGTCCATTTGTAATTAAATTATTTTATCGTAATTATTTAAGATATTCAAATATTTCATCTAAAATATCTTTTTCTTCAGGTTTCTCAATTATAGGTTCAAGTTCACCAAACATTTCTACTGAAAAACCTTTAAATTTACCATCTTTTACCTCTTTCCATACATCTTCATTCTCAACCTTATATGCAGTAAACCAACTACCGTCTTCCACGTTTTCAAACCCTACTGGATTTATCCCTTTGTTGGTATTCTTTATAAATGACTGAATAAGATATACTCCATTAGTATTTTTGCTGTGCTCTAAGTTAACATCTTTATAATGTTCATCTCTCATAAACTTCTCATAAAGTTCTTTGATAGTATCTTTTGAAAATACAACATAATATTCTCCTAATCTAGCATCTTCACGATATATTGGAAAATCAGCACGTAATGCACATCCAAATACTATATGTTGTTCTTCATCCACGCTGAATTTAAGTGCTTCTTGTTTTTCAAATGCTAAAAAGTCACTTTCAACAGCAGGGTATTCAACTAAAGACATTTTAGTTAACCCTTCACTATTACCTAAAACTATATTAAATATTGGTAGTTTCATAATTCTCTTATATTTAATGTGTTATTTATTAATTGTGTACACTTTTCTTAATATCTACTCTCACTCTCAGCAACATTTACATGATTACCAACCTTCTCAATTTCAGTAACTGCAACATAATATTTGGTTTCTCCTATTGTTTGTTCTGTACTAGCACCTTGAATAGCATTTGAATATTGAACAGGTGGAATAACAGTTGATGATACTGCATTACTTGATATAGAAGCAGAACTTCCAACATTACTACTATTAAATGTTGTAGATTTAATTTTTGCTATATTTGCTGCACCTGCTGCTGCTATAGTTGCTGCTTGCACTGCTGCTAATGCAATATCCCACACACCTGTATGAGTTGTAAATGCACCTGCCATTGCAGTTGCAATACCCGTTAACATTTGAATAGTTGCAGATGCAATTTGTAATTTTTTAGACTTTTCAAATCCTTCTTTATTACTTGTATCTTGTGCATCCGCAATTGTAGATAAAATATTAGCAACACCATTTGCCATACTAATAGCAGCATTCATCTTTGCCTGAATTGCCACTCTTTCTGATTCAATATCTTTTTTCCTATTTGTTTCCTTATGTTTAGTTACCTCATCATCAATTTGCTTTGATATAGCAGCATATTCTTCTTCTGTAACTACTTTATCATCTAATGACTGTTGTAATAACTCACGTTTTTTAGCAATATCCGCAGCAAATAATTCTTCTTCAGTAAGATATTTATTCTGTAATGTTTCAATATCTTTCTTTTCTTGTTCAATCCGTTTTGCTTCTGCTTCTGCATCTTTTTTTGCTTTATCTTCTTCTGCTTTACGTGCATCTTCACCTACTTTTGCTTCAAGTTGAGCAATGTGAGTTAGTTGCTTTTCGTGTTCAAGACTACCTTCTTTATATAGTTGCAAACGCTCTTTTTCTATCTCAATCTCTCTTTGTAATTGTTCATCTTTTGAAGCAGTTGAACGTTTGTTTTTCTCAAGTTCAATATTTAATCTTTCTTCTTCTGCTTTATTATGTTCATCTAACCATTTAGCATAATTAGCAGTTCTTTTTGCTTGTTCTTCTTTCTCACGTTTTGTAATGGTTTGCTCAACACCTTCAGCATATAGTTCTTTTATATTAAAACCTGTTTTTACCTGTTCTAATGCACCTTTGAAGTCACCTGTAACTAATTTAGTTATTGCACCTGATAATGTCTTTAATGAACCCTTTAACACATTCATTACGCCACCTGCAACTTCACCAAATTTGTTTAATTGTTTTTCAGACAAACCGATTGCTTTTGTAAACTCATCCCAATTAGCAATAATTGAACCTAATACTACAACCAAAGCACCTAACCCAGTAGCAATTAATGCACCTTTAAATCCCTTTAATGCAGTAGAAGATGCTTTAATTGCAGTAGTGAATTTTTTGAAACCTTTAATACCATTATCAATAGCATCCATACCTTGTATAATTGCCATTGATGCTTGCATTTTTTGTATTGCTTTAGTAACTTCCTCACTTTCAACACCAAATAATGTTAGAGCACCTTGTGCTGCTTGAAAACCACCCATAATACCTTGAATAGTTTTTGTACCTGATGCTAACATATCACCAAAGTCCGCACTAGCACCTGCAACTGACTGTGTTATTTCATCAATTTGGTGTTTAACTGCACCTGCTTTAGCGGCAACTTGTAAAAATTCTTTTGAACCTTCTTCAAGTCCTGCCATTTCGTCTTTAAATCCTTTAAGTTGTTGTCTTAGTTCTTTAATAGATGTTTGTGCTGGTTGTGTATCTAATCTTACTACTTCTACATTTTCTGCCATAATTTATATTTATATGTTTTTATTCTATTATTGTTAAACTTAAACTATCATTATAAACATTATAATATTCTCCACTTGTTTTAAACTGTATATTTATATTTCCAAGTGTAGCGTTTTGTGATGCTGTAACAGTTATAATGTCACTTAATGATGTTAATGTTCCAGAATATTTACTTAAAGTAATTCCTGCTGCATCTAATTCATTTTTGTTAGTTATCGTGTAATTTCCTGTGCCATAAAAACTAATATCGACAGAATCATTAACATTTAACTGTATATTATTTTCATTAAAATATATTTTTTCAATAATTAGATTATCACTTGTATAATTAGTAACATCACTTACTGTTATTAAATCTACTTTAGTATTACCGTTATCAGTTATCGTGTAATCATATATTTTGTTTACAAAGTATAATTGGTTTCCGATTTTAATAAATTTATTAAAATTAAAATTTAAATAATCAATAGGTGATAATTTAATATAACAGGTTATAATTTTATTGTTAGAACCATATAATTCCTTAAAGTAATTATCCCAAAATAATTTATAAATACCTTGTTGATTATTAAATTTAATATATGGCGAGTAAACTTCTGCTAATTCCCCATAATTTGTAGTATAATCTAAGGCAGATGCAATAAGAGAACCTGAATATATATTAGATAATGAATTAAATTGTGTTATTTGTATTTTATCATCTCCTTTAAAATAACAAAATTTATCAAGTGAATCCATATATGAATCATTAGTTACATATAACTTACATAAATTAAGTGTTGTGAAATCATCATCAAACATTCTCAAACCATTATTTATCAAAAAAGAACCAAATTTACTTATGTGTTTATATGACTCATCAAAATCACAAACCAATTCTAGTGTCGGAACAGAATAAACTATTACAGGTTGACTTGCAACAGTATTATATCCTTGTAAATTATTTAATGATAACACAGTAGGAGCAAATACTGTTGCTGTATTTATGGGTTTATCAAAAATATTAACAGTATTATTATTAAAATTATAATTTGTATTAATTAGTTGTTCTCCATAAAGTTTATTAGTTAGTGATTTGTATTGTTTTGAATAATAATCTTCTTTAGAATTACCATAATTAAACAAAAACTTTTTATTGGTTAATAATGTTGGTGTAATAATATATTCTTTTGATAAATCTATTTTATTTTCCCAATTTTCTACTGTATAATTCTTAAAGAAATTTGTGGCGTGCGTAAAATATATTTTCTTATTTATATCATCTACATTTATTAGTATTCTAAAAGACTTACAATAATTCATTATAATATCGTATAAAGAATAACTATTATCCCATAAATCATTTAATTTTATATAAACACCTGATTTAACTTTTTTATTATATGAATAATCGCCTAAAGATACTTTCATATTTAGTATTTTAAATGGGTGTTCAATACCATCTGAATCATACCAAGCGAAATATTTTTTATCTGTTCTAGTTAATGATGCTGATAATCCAATTTCTAATGAACTAGGTGTTTGTCCTGGAACATTATATATTTCAAAATCTGGAGATACTGTGTATTCATAACTATAAGTTCCATTATTATATTTATATCCATTTGAAGCTATTATGCTACCAGAAGGAGTATAACCGGTTCTATAATTTGCTAAAAATTCTTGTTCTACTCGCCCATATATGCCGTGTGATTCACTAAAATTTACAATTAATTTTGAATTATCAGATAAATCAACAATTGCATTATTAGGAATTTTCTCATTTGTAGTAAAACTTATTTTTATTATATTGTTTTTGTATTTTAAAATATCTTTTACTGTGCCAAGATGAACAACCCTTTTATATTTATAAGTTGTAATATTATTATCTTCCCACTCTAAAAAATCATCAGTTATTGATTCAAAACTATCTTTATTATCTTCTAATGTAGATAACATTAAAACTAACCACGTCCAATATACATTTTTACTATTAAACCATTTATCATCTAAAACAGAATCATAACCTGTTTTCTCTTTAAGTTCTTTAATAAATATTTGAAATAATTTATTGAAATATATAAATGGTAATTGTCTCCAGCAGCGCAAGTCACCTACATCAAATGGTTTCATTTCACCATTGTTTAGTAAACTGTTTGCATTAATTCCAGTTTTTGTTTCAAAATCATTTGAATTAATAACATTAACTAATTTATTAAATCTACCTGCATTATCTACATATTGAGTAGAGTCAAAATTATCACTTAAAGCGTTCGATGGTGTAAAACCTATTATGTCTGATGCATTATACCCTTGTTCATCAGTAGTCATTAATGTTATACCTGTTTGTATACTACTAATTAAAGTTGAAACACTTGTTGCATCTATAATACTACTAAAATATTTTTCCCCATTAATATAATAATGTTCAGAATTATTTTTACTATTATCAAATGTTAGTTTTTGCATTTCCTGTAGAATTTTACCTAAACTACCATTTAACGTAATATTATATCTACCATTTCCATCTTTTTTATTAACAGTATTCATTTTTGCATACCCAGTCATTATGACACTACCATTATATTCCAATCTAAAATCTAATTTCTTTAATGGATTGAAATATAATCCCATTAGTGTATAATCACCTTCAATAGTTTTCATATCAACATTATATATATGCCCAAAAATAAGATTATTGTTTTTGGTAAAAGGTATTTCAATAGTCTTACTCCAATCATTAATAATGGTTGTAGGATTAGTTAAGTCTTCCCATTGTTTTGTAATGTTAAAACTAACACTATTGTCTAAATCAATTTCTCTATTTTCTATAAATAACCTTGTTCTTTGCATAATTAATATAATATTTGTTGTTTTTTATCTTGAGATACTTCTAATTCTAAGTTGAATAATTTTCTTCCTTGATTTTTTACTGTTTTTTCAGTATAATTGCTATCTTCGACAGTAACTCTATATGATTTATCTTCAACCGTGTCATATAGCAATAAATAAGGAGATACAAAAATACTTTCATAATATGGATATAAATTTTCATCCAAAAAACCAGTATTTATTTTCCATTTTGGTTGTACACCTATAGATGTTAACCTTTTTTCTTTTTTATATGTTGTATAATTCGTGCGTTCAAAACCTTCACTATATGTTTCGGTTTTCTCAAATGGTTGGGATTGAAAATCCCCAAATCTATCTTGCCACATCAAATAATATCTTGCTGGACATTTATCAACATAAGCAACTAAATCACCTACTCCATTATAAAAATTACCTACAGTCGTGAGTAAAATTTTATTGTCGGTATCATCAACAGTACCATTTTCAAAATATTCAGTTTTATATATTAGATATGAACCTAGATAGTCAATAGTTTTCTCAAAATAACATCTACCGTGAATTACAGAATATTTATCAAAATTTTCAGAATCAGAAATATTTATTTGTATATTATGAATAATATTGTTAATTGTTATGTTTAATTGAGTTACACCATATACCGTGCCATTGAAGTAAAAATCTATATATTGTTTACCTATAATAGGTGTAGTACCTGTTTTAATTGTTTCTGTTTCCTCACCATTTGTTGTTATTGTATAAGTATACGTAACATTAGGTGGAATGGAAATCTTAAAACTCCCATCTGCTTGTTTTGGAATTTCTGTTGTACCAACATAACAAGTTTCATCAGGATATAATTTTTTAGGTTCTTCACTACCACCAAATAAAGTACCACAACTAATTACATTTTGTGTAATTGGAATTTGAGGTGAAAATTGATAATTATAATCTGGTGCAATTGCACCTTTGACAAAAAACTGAAAATCCCATACAGGTGTATTACTGCTATATAATCCTTGTACAACCAAACCATATTCTTCTGTATCTTTATATGGTATATGTGGTACAAAATAAGGAATTGTCCATCCATCTTTATTTCTTCCTGCCCCTTGTAACATTGTTTTATACCAACTTTGTTGAGTGATATAATTGAATGCAATATTGTCAGACATTTCACTTTTATAGTTTGGATAACGATATATCAAAAAAACAATTTCAGTATTACTTGTATAAGTTGAATCACCTACTGTCAATTCCGCTGAATATGTATTTGCATTATTAACTTTCTCACTATACGTTGCTACAAAAGATGTGATTTTTGGTACATATTTACGATTAGCGATAATATCATTTATTTCAATAGATGCTGTTGTTTGTCCTGATGCTAAGAACATATTACCATTAAAGATAACAGTATTATCTTCTTTAATCATATATTGATATGCACCTGATGCTGAAACATTTATGTTGTTAAATGTTAATATAATGTCTTCATCTAAAAATTTCATAATTCAATTATTTATATTTATTTCTAATTTTATTTAACTCTTGTTCTTGTATTTTTGCTTTAATTACCTCATAAGAAGCAATATAAAATACTAGGTTAATTGATTGCTCCATTGCTTGAGTTAATGTTTCATTTGTTACTTCACAGTATTTGAGGATAAATGGTATGATACCAAACTGGTAAAGTCCATTTCCTGAAGTTTGCCTAATAATTCTTTCTTCTTCTCCTTGTCTATCCTCATCTTCTTGATTGACTGTATTAAATAATGCTGGAAAAGATGAGCAAATGCTGTCAATTGTCTTGCGAAAAAAAAAGCAGCAGATTGAACAGTACATATATCAAGTTGGTACATATCTTCTTGCACCTTTTTCATATCATAACCATCATTATATTTATGTCCAGTTGGTATGAAGAATACAGATAGTAATTTATTTATCTTATTGCCTTCTAATTTCAAATAATTCTGATAATCTACAAATTGTGCTGTAGTAACTTGAGTTAAGTCAAAGTTGCTGTTATATTCAGTACCATTTAGAATATACTTTTTCTCTAACTTTACGTTTGGTATACTTGTAGTAAGAAATTCAATTGAGTATTTTTTTACTTCATTTATTGTCATCTCACTACTATTAATGTCATACACCAAATCTAAAATATTGAAAGTAGTGTAATCATCAGGTTCAACAAGCAAATCTTGTATTAACTCATATTGTTTTAGTGTTATTTCTTTCCAGTCTTTCATACTGTTATAATGTTTTTTTATTTGTTTATGTCTTTGGTAATTTCTTTATTCCATTCTTCACAAAATGCTTTGTATACTTTACCAACTAAATTGAATTCACTTAATGTATCTCTAAGTAAATGTGTAGCAGATGTACCTACTTTACTTATCTTTCTACCTATAAGATATGCTAATTGATTTTCAGTAGGTAATTTACCATTCTTATCTGCACGTGGTAATATTGGTTTAATCTTTATCCATTGTTTAATAGCATCAGGTGGAGGAAAATGTGGTTTAGTGCCATTTTCTAAGTATTTCCAATATTCTTCTAACTCAAGAAATACACTAAAATATCTACCATCAAAGTTTAGGTGATATTTTTGGTTAGTTGCTAAATTACCTGAAGCATTATGTCCAGTATCAACTATATTTGACATATATGCATATTGAAAATCTTTTACTATCTGTTCTATCGTGCTATAATCCATATTAATTTGTATAATGCTTTTTATAATTTATCCATCCTTCATTATCTACATTAACAAATTCATCTGATAAATCTTTTATATTTATTACTATCTTATCTTTATACAATACTACACTTTTAATAGATGTTTGTAGACAATGTAGTAATTTTTGTATCTTCTTATATACTGTATTTGAATTATCAAACCATTTTTTATTATTCATCATTTAATTCTTTATATAGTCTATCTACCAATATTCCTAAACTCATTACATAGTCATCGTGTAATCCACTAGGAGCATTATATGTTGGTGTACCGTTACTATTTATTTTACATTCGTAATAGGTTAATTGCTTCATTAATTCCACATCATCAGGTAACACTATCTTATCTTGTTCAAAACATACTTGAAGTTTCTTAACCAATTGTTCTTTACTTGAATTACTCGTTAAAAATTTTTGACACGTAATATTAACTAATTCATCTGAATAGTAATGATGTATGTTAATTTCTTTATCTAATTCATCTACCATATCAAATAGTAAATCAAAGAACACATTACCAATACTATTTTGTTCTGCAATAACCCTTATATCTTTATATCCTTCACTAACTGCTTGTTTTATCTTACTTCTAATTAGTGAAATTGTATCACTTGCAGACAAATCATTAAATCCGACACACTTTTGAACGTGTATTTTTCCATCTACGTATTGCCCAAAAGTCAAAACGGTACTATCTTTACCTTGTCCAGTTGCCCAGTCTATACTAATTATCAATTCATCATCTTTATTTACTCGATATTCACCTATACATTTCTTAAAATCAGTGAATACCATACCATCACCATCTATAAATTGCCCCAAATATTCAGCAGCAAATGCATTTTTAGGTAGTTTTTTACGGTATATTTCAAGTGTTTCAGGTGATAAAAACTTACTGGTATCATATTCACACCAATCTAAACTAATTATTTTACTATCATTACCACTTATTCCTGACATAAATAAGTCATAAAACAAACCTGTTTTGAATTTTGGTGTACTAAATAAGAATATATTTGCATTAAACACATTGGTAGTAGGCACTAATACATTATAAAACACATCTTCATCTATATATGCTGCTTCATCTACACATAAAATACCACCATTTTTAACAGTTTCACCCCTTAAACTATCACCTTGTTCTGCACTTCTAAATTTAATAACACTCCCATTGATAAACTCCAACTCTAGTAGTGTCTGATTTGCCTTTTTTATCAGTTTATAAGACATATTACACACTTCCTTGAACAATTTACGTGACTGACTTAAAACAGGTGATACAGACAAAGAAATTGATTTTTTATTGTTACAAGCAGTAGCAATTAGTAAACCTTCTAAACATATAGATTTACCAATTTGTCTTACTGCTTTTGTAACTATCCATTTTCCTTTAGGGTAGGTAGCATATATATCAAATAGAACCTTTTGCCAAGATTCTAAAGGAAACATTGTTACTGTCATTATACTATCTCTAACTTAATGTTGGTTGTATTATCTTTTTCGTGCTTTTCATCAGTTGCCTTTACAATATCCATATTCATATTAAGAGCATTACGTTCTTCTTGTGTGCCAACAATACGATATAAGGCAATTAATGCAGCAGCACTTTTACTATCCATCATTTTAGAACGTAATTCAACCTTCATTTTAGTACGGTTATTAGTAAGTGCTTCTTGTATTTCTTGATATTCAGGTATTTTTGCCATATCTGCCTTCCTGAATACACTATACCACGTTTGGGTACTCACACCAATAGCAGTAATTACATCAGGAACTGTATAAATTAACATATTCTCTGTAATTACTTTAATTGCTTTATCTCTTAATTCTTCACGTTTTGCTTGTAATTGTTCAGGTGTTCTTTTTGCTTCCCCTGCCTTTTTTGCTAGACTGCTCTTGCTCATTCCTCTCGGTGGTTTCTGTTGCTCCACTTCCAGAACTATTTCTTCTTTCTTCTTCCTCATATTCTACCTTACTTTGTAAATATTGGTTATATACTGTAGATGTTGTCAAATATAGAGCAGTATTACAAGTTGAACAACTCTGTGAATACCCTAAATATTTGTACATCTTATTAATTAATTCACGATATTGAAGGGTTACAAAACTACTAGCGTGGTTAATTACTATATCCTTCATAATATCAACATACTTATCTAATTCTTGAACTTGTTCTTTTGTAAATTTTGCCATAAAAGTTATCGTTTATTATATATAATGTTATTTATTAGTTAATTGTTTATAAGATACTCCATAAACATTAATAGTCTTGATAGAAATTCATCAATTAATGTAATCAGATATAAAATATATTTGGTACTCCATCCAAATACCAAACACATTGGTGCAAGTTTCCAGTTAAATATCAATAGTATAACTAATGTAATCCACGTAGACATACATAAACTGCATCCTAACGGTTTTTTTAACTCCACGTTGTTAATTTTACCATCTGTTATTTTAGAGATAATTAGGTTAGCAATTTCTTGTGGAAAACTAACCCAATCCCATATATATACTATTGATGCTGTTATTATTAAACATAAAATTAGTACATTCATAACCCTAAACTATTTTTCATTTCACTTATTGCATTATTAATATACTGCCAATCTGTATTACCATTAGGAGCATAAGTATCACAAATGCCTCTTGTAGTTTTTGGCAATAATTTAATTACCTCATCCTCACTACCTTTATCAAATTTACATACCTTACCATTCTTCTCAAGATATAATCTATAAAATACATCATCTATTTGGTTATTGATAATTTCAGGAGTTAAATAGTCAAATATATCCTTCTTAAATGCTCCTGCCATATATATCTCTCTCCCGCCATTATCAGGTACAGATGACATACAGAATTTGTTAGGTTCACCATTCAACTCCCAGTTCTTAACTAATTCCTCTAGGTAATTAGGTGCATAACTAATATCATCATCTATTGTTGCTATCAATATATTTGTTGCACCTATAAATTGATTTAATGTTGGAAGAAATTTCAAAAATACTCTATCGTTACGATGACACCAATTAATTTCAATGTCATTATAATTGAATATTAAATAACCTAATCTTGTATCGTCTAAATCGACATCCTTATTTGGGAAATCTTCAATTGCAAGGTTAAGATAAATACGCTCTGGTTGGAGCGTTTGTTGTATCATTTCTTCTACTCTTGCTGCTGCCATATCTATTCTATCTGTCCAACTGGTAAAACTAACTACTATATCCTTTTTACTGTATTTCATATAACCATTTTTTTCTTTCTTCTGTTATTCTATCTAAATTGAAATATTTATCTGCTGTAATTTTTAAATTGTTTGCTAAAGTTGATATTAGTTCAGGTTGTCGTGCTAATTTAGTTATTGCTTTAACCCATCCTTTAACCTTCTTTCTATTATTAACTGCTATACAATTAACTCCATCTTCAAGATAATCACTATATGGTTGAGTATCTGATACTATTACCGCCACATCTTTTGCTGCTGCTTCCGCTAACTTTAAGGGTGATTTACATCTGTTGAATTCATTATCTACAAGTGGTACAAGCAATACATCTACTTCATCATACATCTTGTTATATTCTTCTACTGGTAATGTCCATATTCTTCTATATGCTTCTTTAGTAGTATAACTAACCTTCTCAAATCTATGTAGAAATTCTTTATGCTCAGGTGATATTGTATTGAAATTATCTGTTAAATTTCTTTCCCACAGATACCAACAAGTATTTTTCCACGGTGTATCAATAACTTTTGGTTTACCATTATCATATATAGTTGTCTTACCACCATCAAACCCACATAACACGAATTGAACTTTATCTTTAATATCATTAGGTAATTGATTTACTACACCTTCTAATAACTCCATATCCTTTGTGTGACTACTACCACCAATAATGCCAAATCTTATTCTACTACCTGAAGTATTATGTTTATCTGGCAAGAAATTAACAGCATTAGGAAATATCTCTACATTGGTATTATAGGTTAATATCTTTGATTTAAGAAACTCTGTAGTAGTGGTAATGTAATCTGTCTGTTTTATACTTTCTAACAATTTAGCAGGCATATCTTTTGTCTTATAATTGTAATATAAAGGGTGAGTAGTTGATAAATTCCAGTAGTCATCAATATCACAAATTATCTTAGTGTTTGTATTACTTTTTATCCATTTAGTTAATTCAGGATTTATTATTCTACTATATATAAAAAAGTCATATTCCTTTATCTTGTTAACTTCTTCTTCGCTATTACCATTGAAGTTAAATAAATCTACTTTAAATTCATCAGGGTATTTTTCTTGCAGGTAAAAGTATGGTGTAATTAAACGATGATAACTAACACCATCTTTACCATTTGTAAATAATAATATTTTCTTCATTCTACTTTAATTTTTTCTTTTATACTATTTATTAACTTATAAACATATGTACGTGATATACCTAATATTTCTGCTGTATCTGTTGCACCAAATTGAGCATATAAATACAATACATCTTTATCCATTTGAGATAATTCACTAACTTTCTCTAATGTCTTCTTGAAAAACTCATATTGTTCATCTGCCATTGAATAAGAAGATACTGTATTGTTAAGTATGTCATCGTAGACTTCTTTGCTACCTTCAAGTGATTTTTTAAATTCGTTATTATCGTAATTTTTAACTAGTTTCATTATTATCCCTCCCAATCTTTATCTTCATCGGTTTCTTTCATACTACTGTCAAATATTTCAGGACATAACACTTCAAAGTCTCTGTGATATTTCTTATTAAATGTACTCTTATAATTCTTTGCTTGATTATGGACTATACTGATAAGATAAAATATCAGTTGTCCATCTTCATAAAGTTTGGTAATTTTATTAGTAGACATTTCACATAATATCAATAACACCTCTTGAATAAAGTCATCTAAATTAGTACCGCCTATATAAGTGTAATGTTCACTTGCAACTTTTTCAATAGTTTTATTCTTTACTATCTCATTAATTATTTCATTCTTTGTCATACTTATTATTTTTCTATCCCTTTATTTGTTACCTTACAACTCATCTTTGATATATTCTTAATCGTGTTTTTATGTATTAGAACATTTATACTTTGTTCCCAAAATTTATAACCAAAATGGAATCTAACACCATTATAATATTCATTACCCATATTAATTCCATCTATATTACCATCTTTTCTATACTTCTCTCTTATTTGTGTTTCTTTTTTCCAGAGGTTTTGTGTAGTCCAACCTAAACTCTCTAAATATCTACGTAAATCATCTTTATAAACTAATGCTACTTCCATTTCTTCAATTCCACCTTCAACTAAATGCTTATCTTGAGTTGTAGTTGCTGAATTTATCCAACAGAATAAATAAGTATCATTGGTTTCATTAGGATTTGTATACCAACCATATTTCAAATTTCCATTTCTATCTCTATTACTTATTTCAATAGCAAATGTTTGAAGATTTTTATTCGCCCATTGAGTTGCTGCTTTCTCATCAATAATTAAATCATCACCTGTAGAAGTAATAACCCATATGTCTTCACCTGTATACTGCTTTTCAATATCAGTTGTATTTCTAGTGTATGATGTGCAGAAAGTTGGGTAAAAATTGGTATCTAAGAAGTCACCAACTATTCTTTCATCTGCCATATCTTTCTGTCTTCTAGTCAACATTTCATTTCTTGTATCTGTCATAATAGTTATATATTCAAAGGTTAAGTTATTTATGTATCATTGCTGCTAATACTATAACAGCAAACATCCATCCAAATTTCATACTGAGCATTATCATTAGTTCTCCAGTACATACACAAGCAGATAATAGAATAAGTAGAACTATTCCATTAATACTTCTCTTTCTGTCAATCCATTTAAATAATGCTCTGATAATCTCAAAATTGGCAATACCTATCTTCTTGATGTAGTGCCATAAATTTTTCTTCTCAATTACTTTAGTAGTGTAAGTAATAGTTGTACCCTGAGTTGGGGTGTAATCTGTAGTGTTTTTCATATCGTATGTTTTTTATTTATCTATAAATAGTTTCTTATTTTGAAAAAGTATCATTTTAAATGATATTTTTTTTCTAATCTTTGTACTTTACTTGGTGTACATCCCATAATTTTTGCATTCTTTCTAACTGATAAATTTGAATCATATAATGCAAGTAGTTCTTCATCACTAACTTTTTCTTCTATTTCAACACCATTTTCAATCATAAATTTTTTCAGTCTTCTTACTTCAATACCTAAATTTTCACTATTTTCTTTAAGTGATAATTTAAAGTCATATCCATCTGCAATAATTGAATCTGTGTGTATTTTCTTTGCTTTACTGACTGCTTTAATTCCCTTAACAAAGAATCTATCTCTATATAGTTTGGTATCTATCTTAAACTTCTTCTTAGTAGGTTTAACATTATTTGGATGACTTAAACAATACTTTGCTATCTCAATTATTTTGTAGTTAGTAAATTCATTATCATTGTTATCATAATAGTAATAAACTTCTGTAACTAATGATGAAATAAGTCCTTCTATTGTCATATCAGGATTGCATTTCAAAAAGTTAAAACCATCTACCATTAATTGATTTGCTCTGTGTCCGTTAGTTATCTTCTTAATGCTTACTTCGCCATTCTTGAATATGTGCTTATCGAATACCTTGTAATAGTTTATATGGGTTAAATCAGCATATCCCCATTCATCATATTCAACTTGTGTCTCTCTAAAGAATCCATATCTGTATTTCTTTACAAATGTACTTCTTTGTTTATCTTGTAATTCCTTTAAGAACTTTGCATCTATACCACTTAAATCTACTGTTGGTGTTGAACTACCTGATACTACTTGAATATTGTTAGGATTGATTGTGGTGTATTTAAGGTTATTCATTACTGCTACTGTACTGGTTATATCTCCAAATACGTGTAGTTTGAAATTATCTAAACACTTATTGCTACTATACATCATCCTATTACAATCATCTGCTTTCTTATCAACTAATTCTTGATAGTCATAAGTTAATGTTTGATATACCTTGTCAAATGTATCAGCACCGTATATAGCAGCATCTAATACATAAATTAAATGATAGCAATACTTATTATCTTTCTTTGCTGTTTGGTTAGAATAAGTAGTGTGAATTAAATAGGGTTTATATTCCATCTGAGCAACTTTCTCTGTCATAGTGGTAAAGTCATCATCAACTTTATCAATATCAACTATAACTACTTCTGTGTTGCTGTATGAACTTCTGTAGTTATGTCCCTTGTGTGTAAATGAAGTTTCTTTTTGATTATAGGTAAATACTCTACCTTCTTCAACATACCCTACTAAATCTTCAGGTGTACATTCTATTTGGTTAAACTTCAAACCAATGAACGTTTTTTGTGTTAACTTGTTGTCGCTAATTGTTACTGTCATATCGTATGAACTTTAATTTAATTATTTATTTTGAATCTCTATTACCTTCTTTATTGATGTAGGTAAATTCACCATTCTTTACTGCTGCCATATATCTCAGGCAACCCATTATCTTCTTTGCTTGTTTACGGTTATCGAAATAGATACCTGTCTCTTTGTGTATTAACATATTTTTCAATTTATTTATATTTTTTAATAATTATTGGTTTATTTCACTTATAAGGAATTGGTTGATGAAATGCCTAAAAAAGTGGGTGAAAATGGGGGGTTTTGAGAGAAAAATGCTCAAAAATGGGGTATAAATTGAAGTTTTGCTGTTTTACCCATAAATTTTGGTTAGAAGTTAAGTTTTATTCTATACTAATAAATAGTTTCAAGTTTCAAAAAAGAACGAAAAAATGAAAAAAATTCAAAAAAAAAATCATTCTTTATTATAAATATAGTCTCCACTTGAAATTTATCAATAGAAAACCAGTACAAATAAACTAATATTTGCACTATTAACTACATAAATAACAAACTGCTGCTAACTAACCAATGAACGCGATACTAAAAAAATGTCATCATAGTTGTAAAAATTTAATAGGTTAATGTTTCTTCATCTTACACTACAAATTTACTAACTATATTTGAGATAAAAAAGTATATTATGATTATATATAAAATAAGTAAATAAATATACTCTCATTTCTGTATTATAATAACTTAAATGTAATACTTGAAATATAAGAATAAATAGTATATAATATAATAATATATAATAACTAATATAAAAGTGTATCTAAATTGAATTACTATAATATATTATATATATATATAAATACAATATTAAAGAAATGTTAATACGATACACATAATAATTAGATATATGTCTAATTTTTTTGGCATAAATGGACATAATGAACATAGTGAACCTAACCTAACTATATTCTAATTAGGTTAAATTCAGGTAAATAATATTAGTCTAAATATTATCTCTTAATCTTAATTTTGTGTTTTGTTTCTATTTCAGCAAAAATTGGGTTTAGTTCCATTAACTCTTTAGCAAATTCATATTCCTTCTGATACACATCCTCATATACATATCCTTCAAGATAATTAAAGAAGTGTAAGGTATTATTGCTTACATATGTATTATCACGTGCGCACATACCCAATAATATGGTAAACTTATCATTTATACTCTTATCCTTATATGTGTTTGTAAATGCCATCTGATTGAGGTATAATTGCAGGTACTTTTCACTTGTATGTGTATATATTCCATTCCACTTTCTCTTTGCCCAAGAAAAACGGTTTTCACACACATTACTACTATAACCACCTGCATTAATAAATATATGTTTACTATGACAACTAGACTCCACTACATATCCTAATGTCTTATATAGGTTGGATTCATCAGTTATTAATCTATCTATATTGGTAGTGTGTTTTTCTAATATCTGTTTAATAATCTCGCTTGTAATTGGGTTGGGCGTATGTAATATAATAGTCTTACCTGCTTCATCTGTCATTGATATTATATGGTGTTTCTTTTTACTTACTGCTGCAAGTAATTCACGCTTATTATACTTCTTACCATCTTTAGGTATAAAGTGATTCTTGCGCATAAAATCCATCTTCTTATTGAAATGCATATCACTCCATCCTCCTATATATGCTTCATCTATATAGACATTACCACTTATCTTAATATCATCTTGATTCATTAAGTATCTTACCTTCTGTTGCATTAGGTAGGCAGTATGATAGTCAACAGATATATCTTTACTTAATTCAATATTGGATATACCTTTACTATTACTCATTTTGAAAATAGCATATAACCATTTCCATTTTGCTAATTTGCTATGATGCAACAAGGTATTAGTGGTATCTGAAAATATCTTACCACACTTCTTACACTTGTATCTACCATCACCAAGTTGGTAATAGTCTTCACAATCACAATTGATACACCTGATTCCATCCTTCCATCTGATACTTTTCCAAATTGAATCAGCATTTTCAATTAAATAAGCAACATTAATTTTACCCATAATCTATTTTTGAATTAAATTACGGTGCAAAATTACTAAAAATCAAGGACTTATCCAAATTTTTCACCCCTATATATCACTTTTCGCCACATTTTTGAAAATAATCTAACTATTTCTATTTCAATTAGTTAGGTACATTTTCTCCATAATTGCCAAAAATATTGACATTTTGTTAATAAAACTTAAGAAAAAGCGACAAAATGTTAAAAAAATAATTCTTTTAGTCCGTTTTGATTTATAAAAAAAGACTATAATCTTAAATATAGTAAGTTTTAATACTAAAATACAAGTCCTATAACTTGTTTTAATTAAATAAAAGTATTTTTCGTTTTCACAACCGAATT